CGCTATTACCGGTGGTACGATTAATGGAGTGACTATTACTGGCGGAGCGTTTAACGGTTCAAATCTGACAGCTAATTCTGTAGCTAATACAGCTTTAGCCCAGATGAATTCCAAAACGATCAAAAGTAATATGCTTTCTACAATCGGCAATGCTGCTGATAATTCGCTAACAGCGGTGCTGGATGCGTCGATTTCTGCAACGCAGGGAACGGTGCTTTATCGCGGTGTTACTTCTTGGTCTGCTTTGGCCCCCGGCACAGCAGGGCAGTTTTTACAAACTGCTGGCACTGCGGCAAACCCGGTGTGGGCGACGCAGCAAGAACGCATTCCCACTATGGTGGTGATTGTCACTGGCATGTCTTGGACTGTACCAGCGGGAATTGATAAGGCGAAGTATACGATTGTAGGTGGTGGTGGTGGCGGTGGTTCTTCGGCCACTGGTTATGCGGGTTCTGGTGGTGGTGGTGGTGCTACTTGCATTAAAACCGTAACTGGTCTTGTTCCTGGAACTTCTTATCTGGTTTATGTCGGGCCAGGTGGCGCGGCGGCAACAGCTGGTGTGCAGTCTTCCATTGGGACTTACATAGCTGGTGGTGGTTCTCCTGGAACTTCTACCACGCTAATTGGCACTGGTGGAAGTGGCGGCATTGCAACTGGATGTGATTTGAATTTGCAAGGAGGCGGCGGGATGAATAATTCCGGTGTATCCGGGAGTAATCACGGCACTGGCGGAAGCGGTGGTTCTAGCATGTTTGGTGGTGGGGCTGCTGGTGTGGCTGATACTGCTGGTGCGGGCCTTGCTGGTGGAAATTACGGCGGTGGTGGATCTGGTGCAGCGTATGGCGGTAGCACTGGTGGATCAGGTGCACAGGGCGTCGTGATAATCGAGTATTAAAGAATTGGCTAAGAGATAAACTTTTAGCCATATAACGGGGCAGTGCCCCAGAAGGAGCGCGCAATGCGTTGTTTGAATGGAGTCAAGCTGGCGCTTGCGCTGGCACTTACGGCCAGTGTTTGCGGTGGTGCTTTGGCGGCTGGTCTTCTGACCAACGGTCTTACTGCTGCTACTGCCCCGCTTACAGGCAATGAAACCTTGCCGGCGGATACTAATCTTCCTCAGGGGCTGAATCCGGCTTCGGAGGCAATTACGCTAGGTCAGCTGGCTACCTGGTTTCGTGCTACGGTGACTACGAATACCAGCACCAGTGCGGCAACTGCTACTGCTGCGCAGATGGCTCCTACGGCCTATGGCCAGCAAAGCATTTCGCTGCTGCTCACCGGTACGCTGTCTGGCGCGGCCAATCTTACCACGCCTACGGCGGCGCTGATTGTTGCGGCTGTTCCGCTGCCTGTCGGCGGTGCGACCGGTTCTAACATCGGCTCCAGTTGGGTTATCCGGATTAGCAACGAATCTTCGGGCGCGTATGCCTGGACATTGGTTGCTGGTACGGGTATTACTTTGCCGGCCAGTGTGAATATCCCTCAGTACGGCGCTAAGAGCTATCTGGTTACTATTGTCAGCGCAACTAGCGTGACGTTTGCTGATTTGGGTAACTGATAATCTGGGCCGGGGTGGGAAACTGCCCCGGCCATTTAGCTGAAAACTAAGGAGAATCAGGATGAAAAAGCCGCATAAGATGACGATGAAGCAGTTTGAACATTCGGACATTGATAAGAAGGCGGATAAAAAGGCTCTTGCGGAAATTAACAAGGGCAAGGCCAAGGGCAAGGGCAAGAAATGAATATGACCATTGGGGGCCACGAATGGCCCCCTTTGCAAAACAAACTTTAATCTTGGACTCAGCTCATGCCCGTAACAGCGGAATTTCCAGAGTATCTTCAGTGCCTTTTTCAACCCAAACGCTATAAAATCCTCTACGGAGGTCGTGGCGCGGGTAGAAGTTGGGGCGCTGCTAGGGCTCTTTTATTGATTGGGGCAGAAAAGCAAATCCGTGTGCTTTGCGCCAGAGAGCTGCAAAATTCAATCGCGGAATCGGTGCATAAGCTGTTAAGTGATCAGATTGATTCCCTTGGGTTGAGAGGGTTTTATGAGATTCAGGTTGGAAAAATCATTGGGGCTAACGGAACGACTTTTAGTTTTGAAGGTATTAAAAATAATACTACTAAAATCAAATCGTATGAAGGTATTGATTACTGTTGGTTGGAAGAAGCTAACAAGGTCTCACGAGCTAGTTGGGGTGTTCTTATTCCGACTATTCGTAAAGAAAATTCTGAAATTTGGATCACTTTCAATCCGGAACTGGAAACGGATTATACCTATTGCCGTTTTGTAAAAGATCCACCGTTGCGTCAAGCAACAGGCATGGTCAAAGGCGTGTTGGAAGATGATTTAAGCTACGTCTGTCGAATGACTTGGGCTAACAACCCGTGGTTTCCAGAAGTGCTTCGAACTGAAATGGAAAATGATCGGAAAAGGGATTTTGATTACTATTTAAATGTTTGGGAAGGGCATTGTCTGCAAAATCTTGAAGGCGCGGTTTATGCGAAAGAGCTTCGCCGAGCGCAAGAAGAGGGACGGATATGTTCTGTTGATTGGGATCATGAATCTCCTGTCGATACGTTTTGGGATCTCGGCCGGCGAGATGCAACGGCGATTTGGTTTGCTCAAAGAGTAGCCATGGAATACCGAATCATTGGCTATTTTGAAGATACTGGGCATGAGATCAATTATTACTTGCAAGAGCTGCAAGCAAGAAAATATCTCTACGGTCAGCATTATCTTCCGCATGATGCGAGAGCTAAACGATTGGGAAGCAAAAGAACAATTGAAGAAATTATTCGAACTGCATATCCTGGAAATGTTAGAATAGTACCAAAACTTTCCGTTGCCGATGGGATAAATGCTGCAAGGACTATTTTTTCTAATTGTTGGTTTGATGAAGATGAATGCGCGGATGGACTTGCGGCATTGCGGCATTATAGGTATAAGGTAGTGGACGGGCAGCTATCTAACGAACCTATGCATAATGATGGTGCGGATGCGTTTAGATATCTGGCAGTGGCTCTAAGAGGGCCAAGAGACGACTCTGTACAGCGTGGCATGGCAAATAAAATGGGCTCAGCATTAAAACGGCTGGGTGATATTGGATCCTCTGGATTAGGATGGATGGGCTAATGAGCGAGATTGATATGGATGATTTCTCCGCCGGGGCTCTTTCGGATGATCCGGTAGTTAATGAAGCGATGAAACGCTGGACGCGAGTTCAGGAATGGGAAAGCATTGCTCGGCAACGGTTCTTGGACGATTTAAAATTTCGTCATGGGGATTCTGACAACGGCTATCAGTGGCCGGGTGCGATTAAGAATCTGCGCGATGCGGATAATCGGCCGTGCTTGACTATGAATGTGATCCGGCAGCATAATTTGATAATCTCAAACGAGGCAAGAAAGAATAAAAGTTCTGTCAAGTTTAAAGCTATGGGCAATGGTGCGACTCAAGAATCTGCTAATGTTTTCCGAGACATTATGCAGCATATTGAAGACAAAAGCCGGGCTCAAAATGCTTACACTTTGGCGCGGAATTTTCAAATCGACGGCGGTATGGGCTGGGTTCGTCTGGTAACAGATTATGAATCTTCTGATTCTTTCGACCAAGCAATCTACATCTTGCCGGTTAGAGATCCACTTTCTATCTATCTTGATCCGGATCGGACGCAGGATGATTACTCCGATGCGAAGTGGGGTTTTGTTTTTGACTGGGTGCCGAAGGACGAGTTCCGCGAGGCTTATCCGGATTTTGTAGATCTGGGTGTGGATGCGCCGTTGGGCAGCGGGACTATTGCAAATGCTTGGGATGCGAAAAATCATGTGAATATCTGTGAGTATTTTCGCAAGGTAAAAAAGAAAGACAAGCTGGTAAGTTTTGAACATATGGGCGAGCGAAAAACTGTTCGCCATTCGAAGTTGCATAAAAGTTTGCACGGGATGCTGAAAGACCCGGCTACGCGCATTCGCGAAGTAGAGGATGAGGTTGTAGAATGGTATTTGATTGTCGGGCAGGAGATTGTAGACCATACAATTTGGCCTGGTAAGTATATCCCGCTGATTCCAGTGCTTGGAGAAGAAATTGTTCTAGACGGCATTCTTGACCGCAAGGGCCATACGCGAGCGATGAAAGATGCTCAGCGCATGTATAACTATAATGCTTCGGGCCAAGTTGAATTTGGCGCGCTGCAATCAAAAACCCCTTGGATTGCGGCGGCGAAAGCCATTGAGCAGTTTGAAGACATCTGGAACACGGCAAACAAGATCAATCATTCCGTTCTGATTTATAATCATGTGGATGACGAGGGCAATCCTGTGGCTCCGCCGATGCGGATTGATCCGCCTGCGGGAAGCCCATTGTTTGCCTCCGGTATGGAGACTGCTTTTAACCAGATGATGATGACCAGCGGTCAATGGCAGAATCAGATGGGGATGCTGGGGAATGAGCGTACTGGCGCGGCTATTGGCAAGCGGCAGGAGCAGGGCGACACCGCGACGTATCATTTTCAGGATAATTATGAAAAGGCGCTGATTAATCTGGGAAAACAGATTATTGATCTGGTGCCGAAAATTTATGACACCAAGCGGGTGCTGAAAATGATGGCTGAGGATGGAGTAGATTACGATCTTGTAATTGATCCAACGCAAAGGGAGAGTTATTATCAGGAACTTTCTCACGATAATGAGGTGGTTAAAAGAATTTTCAATCCGCAGGTGGGGCAATATGACATTGCTTCCAGCACGGGGCCGGCCTACGGCAGCAAGAGGGAAAAGACCGTAGAGGCGCTTACGTTGATTTTGACTCAGAATCCGGCTTTGACCTCGATTATTGGAGATATCCTGCTGTCTGCTATGGACTTTGATAAGGCAGATGAAGCTGCTCGTCGGCTGCGGCGTATGGTTCCGCAACAGGCGCTGGGCAATGGTCCGACACCGACAGAACAGCAACAGGCGCAACAGATTCAACAGCTTACAGCTTTGCTCCAGCAGCAATTGCAAGAAGCTGGCCAGGCAAAACTAGCCCATGATCGGGACAGGTTGAAGTTGGTTGGTAAGGCTGAAAAACGAGATATTGATGTTTATAATGCAGAGACTAATAGGATGAAAGCTCTGCAAGAACAGCTGCCGATGGACCCGGAAGGGTTGAAGCAGATGGTTGCTGATTTGATGGAAGAAGCGCAGGAGACAAAGCTGGGGTCGATTGTAAAAGCGAATGAAGGGATGATTGGGGAAGAAACGGATGGGATGCCCGGGGCGGGGGGTGCAATGGCCACCGGGGGCAATAACGCCCCGGCCGGTGTAACCGGGACACCGCCGTTGCCCCATGCCCGGAAGGCCCCGGACGGCCATTATTACATCCCGGACCCCACCCGTCCCGGCAAACACATCAAGCTCACGCCAAAGGGAGCAGGTTAATGTCCGAGATTACCAATGGGACTCTTACACCAGATCAAATTCAAGCTCAGGTACTGAAACGTATTGCCTCCGGCGAGGCGCAGCAGTATAATACCCTATACGGCGGTGGCAGCTTTCAGGGTTATGCCGATCATCCTAGACAAAGCTTTATCGGGCCGACAGGGAAACCTACTTCAGCTGCGGGGCTTTATCAGTTCGAAAAGGGAACCTGGGATGAGCAGAAGCGAAAGCTCGGGCTGAAGGATTTCACCCCGACTTCGCAAGATGATGCAGCTTGGGATTTAGCGCAAAGTCGCTATCGCGCGACAACGGGGAAGGATTTGGCTAATGAGTGGCGGAATGGAAATACTGACCTTAGTCCGCTTGCGCCTACATGGCCGAGTTTGGGCAGCTCCGGCAGCTCCGGTATGGCCACGGCTACGGGCGCGGCTCCGCAAGCTAGCTCAGGCGCTGGAGCTGGTGGTGTTCTGGCCGGTGCTGGTGCTGATAGCCGTGCTATGGCTGGCGGCAGCCCCCAGCAGGCTAATGCGAATGCTTTACGGCTGCTGGAAATGATGCAAAAGCTTGCACCGCAGCACCAGTTTACACCAGTGGACTACGATCCGTGGAAGTTTGTTCCGAAGGGATAAAGGGTTACTATAATGGCTGACGATCTTATCCCGCAGTTTCAGCTAACGCCAGTAGATTACGATCCGTTTTCGGCGAACTATGCGCTGGCACAGAAACTAGCTGAGGAGCAGAAAAGCAACTCTTTGCTTTCGCAGAAGGCGGTGAAATTCTCTACTCCGGCTGCCGAAAGCTATGTTAAGAATTTGGCTGATGCTCAGGCGTCGGCCGAGGCTTTGCGGCAGCAGGCTATGCGGAACTATAAGGGCGAAAGTGGGGTGCTGGGGTATCCGCTGGCGGTTGGACAGCAGTTGCTGAGTGCGATGGGTGCTGGTATGGCCCCGGTGACTGCCGGGCTGAAAAGCTTGGGCCAAGGCGCGACCGAGCTAACAGCCAATCCGGTTTTCGGGGAGAGGCTGGAAACGTTGGCCGGTTTTATTGATCCGACGCATCTGGGGATGATGAAAGCGGCTATTCCGTTGGCCGGAGCAAAAACCATTGGCAAAATCACCGAAGTGGCTAAAGCCGCTGGT